CCTTCATGCAATATCGCTTATGGAGAGCTACCAGTATGCAGTTATTACATAACCTCTGCTCGTATTTTTCTTTCTGATCAACTCACGACAATTTATTCAATTTTTTACTGTCCGCATTGCGAACATTGCTTTTTTGTACAATATTCCACTTCTGACGATACTGCATGTCATATATCCATTGATGAAGTTTATCCAACTCCGAAAGCTACTACGGACTTCTCTGATCGCATAAAAAAGGTTTCTCCCAAATTTGTAGAAATATATAGTCAATCTGAGCAAGCCGAAAATCTAGGTTTTAAAGATATTTGCGGAATGGGGTATCGTAAGGCTCTTGAGTTTCTAATTAAAGATTATGCTATTTTTAAATATCCGGATTCGCAGCCTGATATTGAAAGCTCTCCTTTAAGCAAATGTATCAACACCTTTATTGAAGAACCGCAAATTAAGGTCCTCGCAAAAGCTTCCGCTTGGATCGGTAATGACGAAACACACTACATCAGAAAGCATGAATCTTATGATCTTTCGAATTTGAAGCATTTCATTTCTGCAACAGTTGCGTATATTAACTACGCACTTACTTATCTTGAAGCTTCTGAGCTTCTGCAAAATCCTCAATGATTTTCCTAAGTCTTTCCGATTCCCACTTTGCTAGTTCGCAAAGCAGAGTGGGATCAGTGTCTCTTTCTGCCAAGAAATTTCCGTTCAAATCCCAATATTCTGTCACCTCGCGCACCTTATCTCCTTCTATGCCAAGTCCCTTCATTGTTTTCACTTCGATGACTGGCACTACTTTCACGCTATTAGGTCCTTTTCTTCTTATCTCCATTTCGCAACTATTCATCTGTTCTCCTATCCTACTTTCCTGCACATGTGCTCTGACTACTCAAGAAAATAATCCACTGATACACCGAAGTAATCTGCTAATATTTTTAGTTTTTCTGTTTTAGGTTTGCTTCTGCCTCTTTCCCAGTCTGTAAACGTGGACTTCATAATTCCTGTATCAGAAATTTCCTACAGATAATTTGATATTCTTCCTCCATCAATTTCTTGCATTCTCACCTCTCACCTTTTTCACTATATCTTGCGTCAACAGTATTTTTTTACACAGTATTTAGTATTTTTCTTGACACGCAAAATTTTTAGTATTATTCTACTCGAAGAACATTTGTTTTAATTTTGTATGAAAGGCGGTGATTTAATGATTACATTCAAAACAGATTTCAATCCTGATGAAATTATGTCTGACATCATAGATCAGACTAAAGAATCTTTATTATCAGATTCTTATGAGGTTGAATGTCCACATTGCGAAAAATTGTTTGATGCCTATCCTGGCAATAATATTTGTCCGCATTGTGAAAACGAAGTTGTATTAGATCTTGATATCAATTTTTAGGTTATCTTTTATTTTTTCGGCCAATTCATCTGCTAATGAATTGGCTTTTTTCAATTCTTCTATCAGCTCTTTTACTTTTTCACAAGCATCTTCTGTATGAACTAATACCTGTACTTCTATTTTTTCATTTTCTTTCATTTTGTTTCTCCTCTGCAAAATCCATCGGGTTCACTCCAAGAAATTTACATATAATAATTGCTTCATCCATAGATAATGGCCGTTCCCTTTTTTTATTCGCAAGACTGTCGTACAAAGCACTATATGGAATCCCAGTTGCCCTTGACATTGCAGATAGATTTATTGCTTTCTCTTGTACATATCTTGCTACATTCTTCGTAGCTCCCATTTTCACCACCTCTTTTCTCTGTTGCAAAGAACTTGGCATTATTATATTCTTTGTTTTAGAGATTGTCAACACATTTTACAAACATTTTTCTCTATTTCAAAGATATATAATTGACTATCACAAGATTTTTTGTTATATTGAAGAAAAAGTGAGGTGGAGATAATATGAATATCGGAGAAAAGTTAAAACTTCTTAGAGAAAATAATAATATGACTCGAAAAGAGGTTGCTGATAGACTGAAGAATTATAATATTGATATTTCTGATAAAACACTCTATGGCTACGAAAGTGGACGTAACTCCGCAAATGCAGACATGTTCTTAGCGCTTTGCCAAATTTACAAATGTAATAATATAATGGAAACTTTTTCAAATACTGTTGAAGATGTATTATTCACAAATAAGGAATGGACCATCATAGAACGCTACCGCAAATTAAACCCACACGGAAAAGAAGTTGTTGATTTTGTTTTAGATAAGGAATATGAAAACTCAATAACCGCTACTGAATTAAAGGAAGCAAAAATATATAGCTTACCTTCTCAACAATCCAACGATCATTCAGAAGTATTGGCAGCTCATGAACGTACCGATGTTGAAGTAACCGATGAAATGCGAAAACATGATCAAGACATTATGATGAATGACTCTGAATGGGAGTGATACAATGACAATTTATGAAGAGCTTTTAGAAGAGGCGAATAGCAGCGGACTTATCGTCCGCGAAAAGGCTCTATCCAGCAGCGATGGACTAATATATAGAAACAGAATTGCAATATCAAATAACTTGGAAACATCTGCAGAAAAAGCCTGCGTTCTCGCTGAAGAGCTTGGGCACCATTTTACATCTATAGGCAATATCCTTGATATGAAAGATACGTGGAATAGAAAGCAGGAACAACAAGCACGATTATATGGATATAACCGGATGATCGGATTGCGTGGTATTATATCCGCTTTTAATGCTGGATGCCAGAATAGATACGAGATTGCAGAACACCTTCATGTCACAGAAACGTATCTGCAAGAAGCTATTGACTGCTATACTGGGAAATATGGTGAATATATCACTGTAGATAATTATGTTATTTATTTCATTCCTAATTTAGCAGTTATGGAAATGATATAACCACTTCGGCGTTTATATAGAGTGGTGGAAAAGTACAGAGGAAGAGAGGTGATATTTATGAATGATGATAAATTTTTCTTAACCTATAATCAACAAATGCGGAAATTAAGAAATGATAAGCATATTTTATGCGCTGGTTCTTCTCACAAAAAGATTTTGATACGCGCTGGTTATTTCAATATTGTAAATGGATACAAAGCTCCTTTCATTAGTGGAAAAGATGCTTTTGGAAATCATACCTATATATCTGATACATCAATTACTCAATTGCATGCAGTCAAAAAATTTGATGATGAATTGCGTTCTTTGCTACTGAAATATATTACTCAAGTAGAAGAAGAGACAAGAACATTGGCCGGTTACAAATTTGATGAATGTAACGATAATGGACGTACTCCTTGGTATGACACCACTGCCTACTCTCCTAATAAATCTTTGCAACAAAAAATGAACGTTATTTCTAAAGCCTACAGCGAATTAAGTAAAAGTCAGCTTGATTACGTAAAGTTTTATATGGACAATCACAAGCAAATACCTACTTGGATAATGATTAAAGTAGTTAATTTTTCCACTTTTATAGACATTATCCGATATAGTAAAATTGAAGTATCTCATTCGTTATGTTCATTGTACGGATTAGAAGACGAAAACGGACGCGCAAACGTAAAACTTTTAATTGGAAGTCTCCACTGGATGCGGAAAATTCGAAATTCTTGCGCTCATAACGAAAGGGTTTATTGCCTTTCTCGCAAAAAAGATTCACGTGGCCAATCTGGTAGGATTCTTGAAAAATATTTGCGTTCTCTTAGTCCTGGTTATTCGAGGAATCTGGATCAGAAAATATTTGACCTGATTGTATATTTCAAGTACTATCTTCCAAAAATCGAATACAAGCAATTTATTTCCGAATTTAAAAATACGCTTACAGACTTGCAAACAAAAATTCATCCCCATGCTTTCGAGTATGTAAGAGGACAAATAGGAATTCGTAATATTTCTGATTTAGATTTGCTAATCGCACTTCCAAAAGATGAGATAGAGTACAATAAATTTGATAAGCAAGATCTATTTTAGAAGTTTTACATTAGAATAGTCCCAGAAAGTATGCCAAATTACTCTTAAACATTTAAAAAAAATGTATTTTAATTGTTGTAATATTTTTATTTATATAGTAATATACTTGTATAGAGATAACCGTATTGATTACGGTTGAAAGGCACTCATGCAAGTATTTGTATGGGTGTCTTTTGCTATATACACAAATAAACCGCCCCAGTGCTACCAACACTGAGACGGTCTACATATCCGAAGATATGCTATTGAAATCCACGAATATTGTATCATCTTCGGAAACAGCTTGCAATCCAGAACATTCGTTCATGTGCTGGCTGTTATTTTTGTACCCAAATTTAAATACAATAACATAGGAGTGTGATACAATGTCTTATTTTATCTACGCCAGAAAATCCAGAAAAGACGCCGAACTGGAAGCGCTAGGGATTGATGTTCTGGAACGCCACATTACTACCCTGTTAGAGTTGGCAAAGACTCTCTCTCTTCCGATCGGTGCGATTTACCGGGAAGTTGTGTCCGGAGACAGTATCGATGCCCGCCCAGTCATGACGCAAGTCCTCTCTGAGGTAGAAGCCTGTATGTGGGATGGCGCCCTCGTAATGGACGTAGATCGTCTGGCCAGAGGTGATACGATCGATCAGGGGCGTGTGCAGCGTGCATTTTTTTATTCCAACACCCGGATTGTAACACCGAATAAAACCTACGATCCTGCAAATGAGTATGATAATGAGTACTTTGAGTTCAGTTTATTTATGAGCCGCCGTGAGTACGCCACAATCAAGCGCCGGATGCAGCGTGGCAGGGAACGTTCCAGTTCTGATGGTTATTACGTTGGCAATGTTGCCCCTTATGGATGGGAGCGTGTCATTGCACCGGATGGAAAGCACTACTCTCTCGCCCCACATCAGACCGAAGCACCAGTCCTTGATCTGATGTATGATCTGTGCGGAAATAAGCAGTACGGATACCAAAAAGCCTGTACCTATATGTCCAATATGGGAATCCTTGCGCTCCCTCCACTTTAAAAGGAATTATCTCAAATCCGGCAAACATCGGAAAAGTCCGTTGGGGATATCGTAAGACAGTCAGAGCTGTAAAAGACGGTCGTGTGGTAAAGTCCCGTCCAAACGCCACGGATTACATTCTCGCAGACGCAGCATGGGCGCCACGTATCAACATAGACTTATTTGAGCGTGCGAATCAACCAAAAGGATGCTTCTCTGCTCCGATCAGAAGTGATCGACCGATACAGAATCTATTTGCAGGTCTGGTCAGATGCTCGCAATGCGGCCGGCTTATGGTCCGCAAGAAAGCACAAACAAAAACACCCTATGATTTTCTGATTTGCCAGTATGCAGAGTGTTCCACGGTCGGAATACGGATTGATGAACTGGAAGAAGCTCTTCTGGGGTGGCTGAAAGACTACATAGCCAAGTATGAATTTTCTGACACTCATGAGGAAGATACTGCTGCCATTGCCGCAAAAGAATTGATCGTCACAAATTTTGAGACTGAACATCAGACGCTTTTGAAACAGAGAGAATCCTTATTTGATTTTTTAGAGCAGGGAATTTACACAAAAGAAATCTTTATTGAGCGTTCGAATGCACTGGAACAGCGGATCAGAGACTGCATGAATAACATCACTGCTGCCCGTGAAGATTTGTATGTCACAATCGCAAGGCAGGCAAACCGAAAGAATTTTGTCCCGAAGTGCAAGAACTTATTGAGTGAGTGGGGCTCTCTGACTGTCCCGGAAAAGAACAGTGCCTTGAAACAGCTGATTGACAGGATTGTTCTGACTAAAACGAAACGAAATAAGAAAAACCAGAAAAACTCTGAATTCACAATCGATGTGTACCCGAAAGTGCCGAAATGACGGTGCTTTCGGAGCATATTTATTAGTTGCATCTTCTACGAGCGTATTCCTCCGTGCCGATATCCGTAAGTGTTGCTGTCACCTCTTTATATGGCATGGTGTACCGCTGAGATAAATACCGCATCGATGCAGCGAGCTCCCCGTCCGGGCCGCCAAATTGTGAAATGATCACTTTGGCAATCTGTGGGTTCGTTTGTGTAATCTTTACCGGATATTGCAATCGTTTTTCATAATTCCACATAATCAGCATCCTCCTTCCTGCCATGGCCACGGCTCATTGATCCATTTCCAGTATTCACTGCAGGATGCTGTGGCTGTATCGATCGTCAAAGGTCCGAAATTCATGGCATATTCTTTCATTGCCTGATTGCGCATCCGGCTGTATTTTTCGAAATAAGCCAGTGCATCCGGATCCTGCGGGTGGGTATCCAGATATAATTTCACTTCATCCACCGCGAAACTGACAGCGTTGATATGATTTAACAATTCTGTTCTACATGGACGGTCTGTCATTGATTACATCCCCCTTTTCCATAAAATGGTTTGTTTAAAACAGGGAAGATCGTTCCACATTCTAATCCCTTATGAACATCATAAGTGTCTTCCCATGTCTGCCAGGGAACATATGCCATCGCGAGAGTCATATGTTCCAGCGGATCACGGGGAATGCGGCAGGAACAAGGTGGCGAGACTGCTTCACCACAGGAGGAAGAAGGATTCTGTCGGCGCTGCACCGGCATATTGCGATAAGGCTGCTGTTGACAGGTAAACCGTTCGTTTCTGGAATAAGACCGATTATTTTGCATAGTGTGTTCTTTCCTTTCATATAATTACAGTACATAATATGGAAAATCTGCAAAAAGGTGAATTTTGATGACAAATACAACTCTTTCCTGTACAATGGTTCTGATAAATGAAATACGACCAAAAAGGAGTTATGTCATGAGTATTTTAAATGTAGAGCATCTCACACATGGATTTGGAGATCGCGCTATTTTTGCAGATGTATCCTTTCGCCTTCTCAAGGGAGAACATATTGGACTGGTGGGCGCAAACGGAGAAGGAAAATCCACTTTTTTAAATATTGTTACCGGAAAACTGATGCCGGATGAAGGTAAGATTGAATGGGCAAAAAATGTCCGTGTCGGATACCTTGATCAGCACACGGTCTTAGAAAAAGGAATGACGATTCGAGATGTATTAAAGTCCGCATTCTCATATTTATTTGAACTGGAAGAACGCATGAATGCAATCTGCGATTCCCTGGGAGAGGCCTCTCCGGAAGAAATGGATACGATGATGGAGGAGTTGGGAACCATTCAGGACACCCTGACTCTGCACGATTTTTATATTATCGATGCCAAAGTTGAAGAAGTTGCAAAAGCACTTGGACTTCTGGATATCGGTCTCGAAAGAGACGTAACCGATTTAAGCGGCGGACAGCGCACCAAAGTCCTTCTGGCAAAATTACTGCTTGAAAAGCCCGATATTTTGCTTTTGGATGAGCCGACCAACTATCTGGACGAAGAACATATCGCATGGCTGAAGCGGTATCTCATCGACTATGAAAATGCATTTATTTTGATTTCCCATGATATCCCATTCTTAAACGATGTGATCAATATTATCTACCATATGGAAAATCAGGAACTGAACCGCTATGTAGGAGATTATCATCATTTTGAAGAAGTATATGCCGTTAAAAAAGCACAGTTAGAGGCAGCCTACAGAAGGCAGCAACAAGAAATCAGCGAATTAAAAGACTTTGTAGCAAGAAATAAAGCGCGTGTTTCTACGAGAAATATGGCAATGTCCAGACAAAAGAAACTGGACAAGATGGACGTGATCGAGCTTGCAGCAGAACGTCCGAAGCCGGAATTCAAATTCCGATACGGAAGAACTCCGGGAAGATATATTTTTGAGACAAAAGATCTTGTGATCGGATACGATGAACCATTGTCAAAACCACTGTCTCTTTCTATGGAAAGAGGGCAGAAAATTGCTCTGGTCGGCGCCAACGGAATCGGAAAGACGACATTGTTGAAAAGTATTCTCGGGCTGATTCCTGCGATTTCCGGCACCTGTGAACTGGGAGAAAATTTGCAGATTGGATATTTTGAACAGGAAGTCAAAGGAGATAATCGAACAACCTGTATTGAAGAAATCTGGCAGGAATTT